AGACCCTCTACGCGTTCATGAACGGGACGTTACTCGGGGTCGATACCAAAGGGCGCTGGATTTGGGAGTGGACGCTGGAAGGGACGTACGACTTCACGAAGGGCGATGCGGTACTGACGGACAACTGGGCAATGCTGGATAACTCCATGCGTACTCTGCCGGTGCCGTTGACCACGGAGTTCTCGGTTATCCATACCGTGGCGAACTACACGATTCCGGGGATGGCAGCATCAGACTTCGAATCGCGTGTAGGGCGTCAAATCCTGCCTGACAACGCCGTAGCCGTGCAGCTGGAATCTGTAACCCTGCAGTTGGGGTTACCGCTGACCAGTCTCTGGCGTGGAGCACGTACGGTCACCGGGTCGCAAACGTTCGAGACTTACCTTGAGAACGTCTATGCGTTTGCCGAGAACGATGTGGTGGCAACTGACCCTGAGACCGAGCTGCCTATCTACACCATTGAAAACGGCGTCGTGACTTATGTCTACAAGTACCGTAAGGGTGACCCTATCCTCAACCCAGACGGCACTCAGCAGATTGCGCACTACAAGGACACGGTGAAATACCTCAATGGTAATCCGGTGGTAGCAACGCCGCGTACGGTGAACCGCATTGTTGACGTGTTCATGCTCTCGGGTCTCTACTACTACGCTAACGATGCGGCCTCTAAAGCTGATGCGAAGTACCTGGCTGACACCCTGTGTACGCAGTATCTGCCGGACATGGCAACGTTGCTTGGGAAACCTATGGAGCTGACCTCGCTCTATTTCTACCCACGGCGTAGTCTTGGTGACATCAACATCATTGCGAACAACAATGAGTCGCTGATGGCCAGCTCACAGGTGACTATCGCAGGCACCGTGTACCTGACGGACACTGCGTATACGTCGGACAGCTACCGTCAGTCCGTGATGCGTATCCTGACCAACGTCATCACGGCGAAGCTGCGACTGGAGACTGTGTCGTTAATGGATATCCAGACCACGCTCAAAGAGAACCTTGACACCCAGGTTATCGGGGTCGACCTCACCATCAGTATCGACGGAGAAGTCATGAATACGTTCTCTGCCGGTAATGCGGTGTCGCGCACCAACATCCGTCGTCTGTTGCAGTTGAACGAAGACGGGACACTCGGTGTGGGTCTCGATGTGCAGTTGGAATGGTCTACGCACGTGCCGCCTTCGTCTGCGCTGTACAGCAAAGTCATCGGCGGTCGTACCTATACCTCGAACTAGCATAAAGCCTCCCTCCACCCAATGGGTGGAGGGAGTTATGCTGCTACGACTTGTCGTCATCGCTGGCAGGTTTACCGTTATTAGCGGTAGACTTACCATTTACCGTATCCGTGTACACGGTCAGGTATTTGTTACAGGCTGCCACAAACGCATTGATGCGAGAGAGCAGATACTGCGTCGTTGCGGCGTAGTCCACCAGGAGCTTACCGTAGATGCTGCACAGCTGGTTGAGGTCTGCCAGATGCGCCAGACCCGCAGCACTTTCTGGCTTCGGTTCTTTACGCAGGTCGTCATAGACCTTGGTCATTCCCTCAATGGACTTCGTGCGCTGCTCCAGATAGGTATCCAGGGCTTTGGTATCCGGGAAGTACCCTGCTTTCACATCGAGGTTCTTCGAGACGGCTTTGAGGGTACGTTGTACCAGTTCCATCTCATGTTTCCCGAACTTACGCACGTTGAAGCCAGGCTGGTTCGCCTTCTTCTCCATAGCCGCCTTCAGGTCGGACATTGCTTTACCAACATCCTGGATATTTACCCCAGTGGCAGCCAGGCGCATCGTGCCGATAGAGACGCCGTATGCACTGAACAGCCCTTTCCAGGCAGGCCAGGCGGTATCAATGACATTAGCGTAGCTTTTGCAGAGGTCATCGACTTTCGCAATGTCGTCGTCAGACAGTGCCTTGTCACCCTGCATGTTCTGCGTAATGTCACGCGTACGGTCGAACAGCTGTCCGGCTTTGTCCATGTAGCTGTCAATCTGGTTCGTGATATTACCGAGTTCACGCTCAGAGCCACCCGGCAGGTCACCGAAGTCAGAGACCAGTTTACTGAAGGTAGTGACGACCAGGTCAGCCGCTTCACCCGTAGACGTCGCGTTCGAGATACGGGACATGATAGCATGAGCCTGTGGGTCCGCCATCACGCCATCTGCGCCAGCTGCAGCCTTATCAGCCGCTTCCTTCACATCCGCCGGTTTATCACCGCGCTCCTTCCAGATTTTCACCAGCCACTTAATCATTTTGTAGAGTAAGTAGATGGCACCTGCGCCCACTGCACCGACCAAACCTGCTGTAGCCACGCCCACTGCTTCGAGCGCTGGTTTCTGGTTAGTCATTGAGCGACGCTGCGTGTACGCATTCATCGGTACTGCAGATTCAAACGCGACCTGTTCGAAGCCACAGTGTTCACCCAGACGCTGCAGTGACTCCATGGTCTCACGTGAGACGCCACGCTCCTGAATCTCGCCATAGATGCGTTGGAGTTCCTGTACTACCGGAACTGCGCGATTACGCGCCACCGTCGAGTCCGCATACAGGCGGTTTAGCTCAACGATGTATGAGCGCAGGTCTTCGCCATCTGGCCCGACGAAGGTCAATACCTCCGGGGCAGGTTCGACGAGTTTACCTACCAGCTCCTGGCCCTGAATGCCATCAGCCATGATTATCTCCGTAGAATATAGTCGAGTACATCGAGGTACTGCGCATAGTGCGTATGGCCCGGGCAGTAGTAGCTCTCCGCTGCTTTATAAAGCGTCGTGTAGCCGCGCGTGGCGGCTGTGGCTATCTCTACGTAACGGGTCATGAACAGTAAGCGCAGATGCAGCTGGTTATGCTCGCTGAGGAGCTTTGCCAGATACAAGTCGAGGTACGGATAGATGTCTTCGTTAATCTCCACCAGATTAACGCCCGCCCACTCACGCGCGTTGCGTCCGTGTGCCATGACGCTACGCTCAGTATATAGAGGGCAGTTGTGTTCGTAGCTCCAGCAATGGACACGGGTGAGCGCGCAGATGCCCGCTTGGGCGATAGGGGAATCTATCAAGAGATAGTTGTTCACCATATCGGTACTGCGGACAGCGCGCGCTATCGACTCGTCCAGCAACGGTTCTGCGGTGAGTTCCGGAACCGTGCCGTCATCCAGTGTCAGACGCTGGAACAGTGCTGAGAGGATGTCGTGACCGAGGGTTATCAGCTCATCTGACCCGTTGTCAGTTTGCCGCGCTAGTCCGTCCACGGTTGCCGCCATCCGGTCGGAGCGTATCAACATCTCCGTCAGTGTCGGCGTAGACTGGTACTGCGGGTCAATCATGTCGGTCATCGACTGACTGCGGTAGAACTGTCGCACATCGGGAATGGCAGACAAATAATCGAGACCCGTGCGCAGGTTAGCCAGCTCACGGTACATGCTCACCATCACGCGATGTAACGATTGATACGTATCTAACATCCCGGAAAACGAGGCCGTGAGACCGGTGCACGCATTGAGGTAACCCTGTGCATCGTCGCATTGCTCCCATTTAGCAACGTCGTGACTAATCTGACGATTAGCCACCGCCAACAACGGCGCGATGGCGATAGTCATGATTAACCTCTCGTGGTGTCGTCCGTCTTCAGCAGGTTGTTCAGGTTGAACAGGTTCGCCAGGCTAACGCCGGTGGCCAGTACCTGTTGCAGACGCGCATCATCCAGCTGGAAACCGGAGAGATAGTCACGAATCGGGTTGGCTTTGGTGGCCAGGTCTGCGATGTCTTCCGTCGAGATATGGACGGAGCGATAGCGCATGTTCCAGATGGTACGGGCCACATCGTGCACCGTCTGGATTTCAATCAGGAACACTTCGTTCAACTGCGAGAGCATCGCGTCGATGTTGCTGAAGTGATGATTAATAAAATACGTATCCACGCCCGCACCACGTACCGCAGTTGCTGGAACTGGACAGACATAAGCCAGGGCCACGCCGAGGGCGACCGACTGCACAGATTTGTCCGTGCCGAGGGCCATGGTCAGCTGGGACTGAATATTAGCGATTGTACTCAGTTGCATGGGATTTCTACCTCAATCGTTTAAAGTACGCAGTTCCGCCGCGGCGAGGAACATGTCGTTGTTAATGAGCTCCTCCAGCGTCTGGAGTTCGCGCATAGCCTGTTTCTGGTCGCGCGTATATGCGCTAAAGAAAGTCCAGAGCTTCTCATAGAAAGTCTCACGGGCTTTCATCTCTTTTAATATCTTCTCAAAGACTTTCGCATCTGCGGTCAAGGACTGTGCCTTGGCTTTGGACATACGCTTGTCTTTCATCCCATCGATGCAATCCTGATACAGGCGCTTGATACGCTCCTGTGGGCGGTCGTAGGTACGCTCGTGTGGGTTGACTGACAGGATGACGCTCAGTACCACGATGGCCAGTATCGGTTGGGAGATAACCAACGCGATGCTTGCAAAGACAGTGAAGACGAACTTCACCAGTTCCATCAGCAGATACACCGGCGTTGAGCGATAGGCAATTGGGTCGTACTGGCGATAGAGCTTATCCAGCGCCGTAGCGAGTTCCACGCCAAAGCCCATACGGGAGGCGAACTGGTCTGACATCGCTTCCCAGCTACGCAGGTCGTACATCGGGGAGCCAAACTCAGAGCGGAAACTGTCAGTGACCTCTGAGGTCAACACCGCGCAGATGGTCGGTGTAGACGTAGAGTTAAGTGCTTCCGGGATACGCGAGACATTCACCCCGGTGGCTTCCTGCAGTTTCGAGTAAAACACCACGCGTTCCGCCTTCGGCATTGCCCCGACGTTAGCACGCACGGCGTTGGCCAGAATCATGCAAGTGGTGTCAATCTGCCCGATGCAGGCGAACATCATTACGATGTGTCCGACCTCGTGTGCAATCATCGCGGCCACTTCCCCGGGTGTCAGGTCGGTGGAGTACAATGCACCCTCAGTGACCCATGCCGGGTTAACGACCTTCGAGTAGATGCCGCCCACACGTCCTTTAACCAGGTCGACAGTACCTTCTGCGCCCTGTCCGGCAAACGCCAGCGCCGCTTCGCCATCCTTCGAACCGATTTCCCAACGGTGCCAGCGGTTGATTAACGGGTTGTTGGTATCAATCCAGGAAGGCATCACCGCCGCGTTCGGTGACATATTACCTACGTCGATATGCCACTGGGTGAACACGCCCGTGTGGTCGAAAACGATTTTGTGCAGGCGACGGTCTTCGAATACGATTTTGCCCGTCTTCTCACGGTTCTCGCGCATGTCCTCAACGGCCATGATTAGCTCACGCTTGAAGCGCAACTCTTGTTGATGCTGCACCGACTCTAAACACAACGTCGGTCGGAAAGGTTCATGTAACATGCGCATGTTGAATAGCTCCTGAAATGGCGGTTGTCTGGAAGGTTTACACAGGAAGTCGCTTTAAAGTTCTACGCTGTGGCATTATGGTATAGAATGCATCAATTGCTGGGAATTAACATGTCTGCTAAAGTTATAGGTTACGAGTTCAAACACGCCATGTACGTCGAGTCCAAGCGTGACCAGGAAGAAGACTTCGTGTTCGTTAAGGAGAACATTCACTACGACGACGGCACGTACAAGCCCAACATTCGTTGCCTGCCAAATTTCCAGGTACCGTTCTGGATAACCAAACCCGGTGACCGTTACCGTAATCACAAAGAGAAAAAAGCCTGGGAGATATTAGACAATGTTCGTGAATATCAGTCAAACCAGCGTACCCGTGCTAACGCCGTTCGTAAGGCCCTCGGTTACGGCGCGCCTGGCGGTATCAAGGTCGTCAACCGTGAACCATACGTCTATGGTACGGATATCAACGCTACGACCCTTGTAAAGGCCGGATATAAAAGCAAGTACGCCAATCTGCGCTCCCCGTATACTGTCGCGCACCTCGATATCGAAACCGACATGACCGGGAAGTCCAACAATGACATCATCATGATTTCCGTGGTGATGGGCAACAAGGCATACCAGGTCACCACCAAAGACTACATCGGTACGCATCCAAACTACGAGGCTGAGGTCCGCGCACTTTTCGATGAGGAAGTCTATCGTGTCCGGGATGAAGTCTGGAAGGACAAGTTCTGGGACAAAAAGAAAAACACGTACTCCACTGAACCTTTCCAGTACGAACTCATCCAGGAGACCGCTGACGATGAGGCGGATGCGGTCTGTAAATGTTTTGCCTGGGTACATGCACAACAACCTGACTTCCTGTCGATTGTCAACGTGCCCTTCGACATGGGTAAAATGGAACGCGCGCTCAAACGTCGTAACATCAACCCAGAGGACGTGTTCTGTGACCCACGCATCCCACGCTACGCTCGTACCTATCGTCTGGTAGAAGGTGCAGCGCGTATCGCTGATGCGAACGGTAAGGGTGCAGCTATTCCACCGCACCAACGCTGGCACAAGGTCTACCTGGCCGCGAGTTTCTACGTGGTTGACCAGGCGTGTACACGGTGGGGGATTCGTAAGCACAAGCCGAACGAAGGGAAGTACTCACTCGATGCTATCCTGACGCGTGTACTGGGTATTGGTAAATTGAAAGGTGATGGCCTGGTTCGTGGTACCGGGGCGACCTGGCACCGTGAGATGCAGCGTCACCACAAAATCTACTATGCCGTGTACAACTTCTTCGATAACATCGGGGCATCCTGGCTTGACATGTTCACCCGTGACCTGTCGCATACACTCGCGGGTGTTATCGGGGTATCTGACCTTATCTCGTACGGCTCGGAAGGGAAGAAACTGTACGACGACCAGTACTTCAAGTATTTGAAGAAAGGTAAGGTTATCTGCGGTATCTCCGATAAGATGTCTGAGGATATTGACGAGCTACTGATTACGCTCGACGGATGGATTTCTACCCTGAGTCCAACCATGGTTCATCGTAAGATGCGCAACAAGCTGATTAAAGGTCGGCCGAATATGCTCACGATGATTATTCTGTTCGTCCTTGATATCGACGTTAAGTCGTCGTATCCCTCAACGGGCATCTGGGCGAACCTGGATAAACACACCATCATCCGTCAGATGTGTAAAATCCTGGGCATCGATGTACTCACCACGCAACGCGCGGGTCTCGACCTGACGGCGGGCCGTGTGAATGCCATCGACATCCTGGATAAAGTCTGTAAGTACCCAACACCAATGAAGCTCATGAACCGCCTGGCAGCACAGCGTAACATTGAGCTGGATTGGGAACTACCTGCGGTTGCCGACCAGTACTGTGAGGAGGAGTATCGCAGTTTCAACACGAGCAACGATGCCGGTGGTAAACGTATTTTACGTAAGTATCAAGAGGTCTGATGCACCATGGAAACTCAAACTGAAGACAACTCCCGTTACACCGATGGTCAACCTCCGCAGGATTGGTGGTAACCTTGCTCCCTCCCTCCGGGGAGGGAGTCTATCGTATATGTAGACATCACCCATCCCTTTTGGAGAGTTACCATGGAAGCACTTCTACTCGCCAGTAGACGCGTCAGGAAACCTGGCGTAGTGCAGCTGGCACCGGCTACGTTTCCGTTATCAGCTGGAGTCGTAGCGAGCGATTTATTCAGCGCGAGTGCGGCCGAGGCGGTTACCCTCTCTGTCCTGAACGGTTCTGTGCGCATGGTGAACAGCCTGGGGCAGATACCACCCAGTCTAATCCCGGGTAATGGCGACGACTTTGCTATCAGTGCCGACGTCAACCTGACGGGTACTGGGGTATACGTCCTGATGGGTAACTTGGTGGATGGGGCAGGTAGTGGGTCGTTCTGGCTGTCGCTGAATAACACCTATCAGGTTGCCAGCCAGATATCACTTGACGGCTACGATGCTAACGGAGCGATACAGCGTTTCCGCTTTGGGTCTGGAAAACTGCCTACGGGTTCCTGGACGACCATCAAACTCCAGCGAGTATCAGGAGTATTGTCGTTCTATCTCAACGGCGTTCAAGTCGGGGCAAGTCAATCCATGCCGAACGGCTTTCGCAATAACGCCATGTTGAACCCGTTGATGATAGGTTCATCTGCAGACAATGCGTACAAACTGGCCGGGCAGGTACGTAACCTCATCTATACCGTCGGCAAATAGCCGCATAACTCCTCTCTCCCCGTACGGGGAGAGAGGAGGCATTATGTTACTTAGCGTTTACCGCTGATGCGGTTGAAGTACGCTACGAAACGGTCACGCAGTTCCGGTGTATCGGCAAACTGGGCAGAGTTGACGATGTTGTACTGTGCGATGTTCTGAGCACGGCTGGCTGGATCTGCGAAGCACAGGTACGCATCCAGCGCAAAGCGTGGTTTGTTAGCTGCAGCGCCAGGCATGTCGCTAAAGCCACGGTGAACCATCGACAGCGTAAACGCACCGGTACGGTTAGCCACAATTTCTTTCAACAGGTAGTTGGAGACCTGTACGAAGTCTTTGTTGTCGGCAACGTTAACCGTTGTACGCAGCAAGTTGATCAAGCGGTCACGCAGACGGGTGACGGAGCTTGCGGTCTGTGGTTTGTTCGACGCGGCGTCTTCGATATACGAATCCCACTGCGCCATCAGGGTCAGTGCTGTAGCGCTACCACTGCGTGGAGCAGACTGTTGCGTACTGGTCACCTGGACATCGGTGGTTTCACGCACTTTGGACACTGCGGCAGCAGCTACTGGTGCTGCACCGTTGCCAGCTTCCTCAGCCGCAGGGGCAGGTTGCTCAACAACAGCCTCAGCAGTGTTCACCTCATCGACTACTGCGGTCTGCTCATCAACAACGATCTGTTGCTCTTCAGAACCTGACACCGTACCTTTGTTACCGGTGTCGACAGACGTGTTCTCTGCAGCTGCCGCTGCCAGTTTATCTTCTCGTGCCATGTGGGGATTACCTCGTGTGGAATCGGGTTATCGGATATCCTGATAACGGAAAATTGCAGTCGACAGCGCCTTACCGTGACTGCGCTTCATCATACAATACAACAGTACCTCACCTACAGTGGTACCATGAGCCGCCAACTGTGATTCACGGTTGCGGAACTCTTCGCCCATACAGTGGACACAGAATCCACCATCCGGCGCTTTACAGTACAACGGAGTGCGGACGTTGAGCACGTTACCGATATACTGCTTCAGCGACTCGTGGGTCAGGAGTTCTTCTTTCCCGTTGATGTAACCATAGCAGTTGGCGAAGTCATCCAGGTTGTCTTTCTTAACCATGTAACTGCGGGCGTATTTCACCCCACAGTCCTCCGTCGTGATGCGCACGGTCAGGAAGAAACGCAGGAGGATTTTGGCCAGCTCGCCGCCGAGCGCGGTATCGAAGCCACGTGAGTACGATGCATCGACGATGGCGTTGACGTGGGTCTTCAGGTCTTTCGGGTCCCACTGCTCAGACAGACTGCGCATGATAAGGTCGAACTTTGACGGGTCGTCGAAATCCGGAACGATACCTTGGGCCACGAACATCTTCGCACGTACGGTGTCGAACGACTTGCCCGGCTGCAGGAAGCCACCGTTCGGGTCTTTCGCCTGCAGCTCCATGTCGAGGCGTACCACCTGGTTGATGATGTTGGCCACCACAACCGGGTTGGTCAGCTCGTCTTTGTGCTTCGCGATGAGTTCATCACGGAGTTTACGGATAGCCGGGTCTACGTCGATGGTGAACGGTGTCGCTGCCGGTACCGAAATCATGGTCAGGCCGGAGATACTGAACGCTGCCGGGAAGTAACGCTTCTCCAGGACATCACCGTAGACCTTGTTCGGGTCACGTGGTTCGTTCGGGTCTTCCGGTGGCGAGGTCACCAGTGGAGCCAGAATCGACTCAAACGCCTTCAGGTTGAACGCACCCGGGGTGAAAGGGAACATGGTACCAAACGGATAGACCTTCACGGTCTGGTTGACCAGTATCTCACCGTAGGTCGTCTCACACGCGGCGGTCTGGTTGACCAGCGAACCCATCGGTAGGTTGAACACTTCAGAGAAGCTGTACAGCGGACGCTTGGCTTTGTGACGAGCCGTATGCTCCGGTACCTCGGTGAACTCGAGTGTTGCGTGGTCGATGTAACCGACCTTGCCATCAGAGATGAACAGCTCCATCGGATACTGCTCACAGACCAGATAGTCCGGGTCATCTGGTGAACGGTACTCCATGTGCAACTTACGGTTGTCACTGAGGGTTGAGTACAGCTCCAGACCATCTGAAGGTAACACGCGTGGGTTGGTGATAGCAAAGGTTTCTACTATCCAGGCTTTGTACAGATAGCTCCCTTTACGCAGGGCTTCCAGGAAATACTCAAGACGGGTCATTCTGCAATGCCTCCGGGTAAGGTAGCGCCAGGGTTAAGCGACTGACACTGATACCAATGCGCAGGTGGTCGCGGTAGATGTGTTGCACAGCCGCACCGATGGCTTCACGGGCAGGCTTCTCGGCCAGTCCGGCCATTACAGCACAGATGACGAGGATACGAGCGGCCACTGCTGGCTCAGAGGCGAGGATATGTGAACGGTACGCTGCCACGTACGCATCCATCGTGCCTGTGATGTTCTGGAACGGCAGCTCGGCAATCGCTGGGTATTCACTGGCGTACTGGGTGATGAGGTCTTGTACCACCGTGGTCAGGCCGTGCTGTTCCAGTAAAGGTTCTACCAGCTCAAGGTTCTGGGTCAGTGTATCGTCCAGGCGCAGCATGGTACTGTCAGCAATTTCACTGACCATGCCATAGAAGTTGTCGATATCAAAACCCGGCTTGACTTCTGCCAGGATATAACCCAGACGGTCATGGGCAGATGTGTGCGCATCGAACAGCGTACGCAGTGCCACCACGTTCGGATAGTTTTCGATGAGGTACAGGCCGTCTGCCAGGTAGTACAGTTGACGCAGACCGGTATGGAACTCATAGCGGTCATTGACGTAGACACCGAATTCCTGGATAACGCTAATCAGGTTAGTGATCATGGCGTTGTGTAACAGGTACTCAATGTCGTTAATGGTTTTGGTCTCGAGGTGCGTAGCAATGGTATCGAGCACGGCCTTCCAACCTTCCGGGAAACGCGCGGTCAGTAGTGTATGGCAATCGAGATATAAGTGCAGCCGCTGCGGCGGCACGATACGCGCCACGTAGTTGAGTACCAGATCGTCCATATACGGGCCTTATTTGGTTAGTTATACACGCTTCGGGCTACTACTATGTAATATCCCACTCCACATTAAAAGAGAGAGCTATCATGCCGGTATCATCTAAGCGTAAAAAACAAAAAGTCAGCAAGAACAAACGCATTCTGGTCAAGCGTACCAGCAGCTGGGTTATCATCAAAGAAGCCCGCAACACGATTGAAATGATCACTCGCTCTGTGGCAGGGGTCGCCACCGTCATGCGCGATGCTGACACCCTCAACATCAGCCAGGAAGGTCGTACTGCCTGTACCGAGGCCCTGCGCAGCCTGAAGACCACGCTGGTCTGGAGCAACGACCCGGTCACCACGCTACTGATGCGTGCAGAAGAGATTTACTCCCGTGCCCTGGGCATCGTGGAACAGTTCCCTTACGTCAAAGAGTCTCAACTGCATGACTCTGTGAACGAGATGTACACCGTCCTGCACCGTAGCATCCAGCCTGTGCTGGAACCATTCGCGGTGCTCTGTGACACCCTGCTGGAAGTGGATAACCTGACCCCGGGTCATGAAGCTATCCTGAAATCCAGTGTGCAGATGATGAAAACTGCACATCTGCCTAACGTAAACCCTGCTGCCGTAGCGGGCGGCTAACTCAAGAGGTCATCATGGCGAGTATTGACGATAACCAGCCACTGCCAGGCAGTGACGAAATTCTTGCAGAGACAAATCAGCCGGAGACCCCGGCTCCTGAGCCTGCTACTGCTGCTGATGCCCCAGCGGCAACCGGTGCCGAGCAGTTAGTACCCTTCGCTGCAGATGACGACCGTGTTGCGGACTGGGACGACTTGTACGTCGAGCCGCAGAAAACGGCCAATGTGAAACCGGTAGAGAAGCGTAAGCCAGTGCGGGCGTACCAGCCGACGATTCTCAAGCAGAACACCTTCGTTGAAACACCGAAGGACTTAGTGCCTACGGATAAACTCCGCGACGTGATTCTGAACCTGGCGCAAACCACGCCAGAAGACCTGAAGAACGTACTGGACTCTCTCGACCCTGATGAGATGGAAGGTGGACCTGAGCTGTACGAATGGTTGATGAAGCTGAACGACGGCACTGTCAACCAGCAAGACGGTGATGTGCACCTGCGTGCCCTGGGTCGTGAAGGTTCCGCATGGCGTCAACGTCTTCAGGGTCAGCGTCACTTCATCGCTCCGGCGTACAAGAAGCTCGACCTGGAACACATCTCACCCAACATGTCCGGTGCAGATGCAGTTGACCTGTTCTTACAGGGTACCGGTATCGGGCGTTCCGTACGCTGGCCGCTGTACCGCACGGGTATCTGGATTAACATCCGTCCAGCCTCTCTGACCTACCTGTCAGAGATTGACCGTAGCCTGTCGTTTGAACGCGCACAGCTCGGCATGGACACCTCCGGGCTTATCAACTCCAACGACTCCCTCATCTTTGATGAGAAGCTCACGGATGCGGCACTGCGCCTGATAACCTGGACCAACGTGGATGTGGCCTCACCGATGGACCTCAAGTCACTCATCGTGACGCAGGACATTCCATCACTTATCATGGCCATGGCGGCGGCAACGTTTGCGGACGGGTTTAGCACCAACATCACCTGTACCGACAACAAGTGCCGTAACGACAACGCCTTCGACTCTGACCTGCGTCGCATGTCATGGGTAGACTCCGCACGCTTCAGTCAGAAGCAACTGGAGTTCATGGACCAGGTTGACGGTGAGAAACACACCATCGCCCAGGTACGTGAATACCAGGCAGAGTTCGACAAGTACGAAGAAGGTCACTTCGAGTACAAAGGTCGCGTGTTCGAATTCGGCGTGGGCAGCATTGACTACGTATTTGCGCTGGGTCATTCCTGGATTAACCAGATTAACCTCGCCATGAACGAAGCCATTCAGGACCAGGACGCTGACCCTGTACGTCGTGCACGTATCCTGCAGTCTATCCTGACGTCTGAAATGCTCTGTCGCTATGGCCATTACGTCAAAGCGATTCGTATCCCTAAAACGGATGGCGAAGGCAACGAAGTGATGGTACGTATCGAAGACCGGGGATCAATCACCAATATCCTGCGTCATCTGATGTCTGATGATGATGGGGCAACGGGTTT